ATGGTAAAAACAATGCCTCTTATAGACAAGAAATATACGAAAACTATAAAATCAATAGAAGAAAAAGGTTAACAGACGACCAAAGAACAGACCTATTTAGACAAAAAAATAGAATCACACAATATCTAGAAGAAGTATTTGTAAGACAAGCTGAATTTGATAATTGTGAAGCAGACGATTGTATAGCGTACTATTGTAAAAACACCCCCAAAGAAAACAAATTAATTTTAACTAATGACAAAGATTTGAGTCAGTTAGTTTCAAGTCACACACAAGTACTTTTTATTAATGATGGTTCTAAAATAGAGTTAGATGATAAAGTAACTATTGCAAAATTGACAATACCAACTACAAACGTTACATTATTAAAGGTTTTACTTGGGGACAAAAGTGATAACATTAAAGGGGTTAAGTTTTTAGGTGAAAAAACAATAAAAACTTATTTTCCAGAAATAGAAGAAAAAACAATTACTTTAACGGATGTTATAAATAAAGCTAACGTTCTAGTTAAAGAAGAAAAAATAAAAAATAAAGGTTTGAGTAACTTAGTTGAAGGTATTTGTGCTGACGGTAGAAAAGGAGATACCTTTTTTGAAATCAACGAAAAACTAGTAGACTTAACTGAAGTTTTTTTGAATAAAGAAGCAAAAGAAGATATTTTATCATTAATTGATGAAAATCTTGACCCAGAAGGAAGAAATTACGAAAATATAGTGACAATGATGTCAGAAGATGGTATATTTAACGTACTTCCTAAGAAAGATGATGGGTGGACAGAATTTTACAAACCATTTATAAGACTAACAAAAAAAGAAATAAAAAATTATGAAAGAAAAAGCTAATTGGAAATTTGAAGACAAGAAATCAGTAGTTAAATGTGAATTTTTACTGATGTTAGATAATAATATAGTGTGTCAAAGATACTTTAATGTGAGGAACTTTAATCCTAAAGCATCAAAGTCTCTAGACCTATACTATACTATTTCAGATATTGCCACAGAATTAGAAGAAAATTTAAAAAACAAAGCTATTAATTACATGTACGACAAATATAATCAGTACTCTGGTAAAGTAAATTTGTCAGACCAAGACCTAGAAAAGAGTGATGATGAAGTGTTTCATTTGTATGTTAAACAAAACACAGATACTTTGATACATAAAATTATTCCTTCTAATGTTTATCCTGGAAGGATAAGATACACAGTAGACATAAGACCGCTAGTTCCACATTTTTTAAGTGAGCTAACTGACACGTTGTCAAGAAAAAAACTAGTTAAAGAATATCTGAATTTAGAACTCTAAAAGATATTTATAATAGCCTAAAAAATTATAAAAATGAATAGTAGTAGTAACTTCGGTTATCTGGGGTATAATTTCCAAATTAAACTCCTTAACCAAATTATAACAGACAAAAAATATTGTCAAAACATCATTGATGTGATTGATGCAAAGTACTTTGATAACCAGTATTTTAAATTAATTGCTCAAATGACAAAAGAGTACCATGAAAAATATCAGACAACCCCAACATTCGAAACACTAACACAATTAACTAAAATAGAGGTGGATAGTGAAATGGCAAAAAAGACCATTTTTGATATGATTACTGAGGTTCAAAACGCGAGTTTAGAAGATTATTTATGGGTACAAGAAAAAGGATTAAAATTTTGTAAGCAACAAGAATTAAAAAAAGCTATAGGTAAAGTTAATAAGATTTTAGAACAGGGTGATTTTGAGTCTTATGATAAGTGTGAAGAGTATATTAGGGAAGCTATACGAGTTGGTGAAAACACTGATAGTTGTTTGGACGTTTTCGATGATATAGCGGAAGCCTTAGAAGAAGACTACAGGAACCCAATACCAACAGGGATTAACGGGATTGATAATTTACTAGATGGTGGATTAGCTAAAGGTGAAATTGGTGTGTTCTTAGCACCTACAGGTGTAGGTAAGACTACAATCCTAACTAAGTTGGCTAACACAGCATATAATCTAGGGTTTAATGTGTTACAAATTTTCTTTGAAGACAACCCAAAGGTTATACAAAGAAAACATATTACTTGTTGGACTGGAATACCCCAAAGAGAACAAGTAGAAAGAAGAGATGAAGTGTTAGAAAAAATAATACCTTATAGAGATAGAGGTAAACTAATATTAGAAAAACTACCATCTGACCGGATAACCATCAACGTTATAAAAAATAAGATTAGAAAATTACAAGCTGAAGGAAACAAGTTTGATATGATTTTATTAGATTATATTGATTGTGTAGTACCAGATAGGGGGTTTTCCGACGAATGGAAAGGTGAAGGTCTTGTAATGAGACAATTTGAAACAATGTGTAATGAGTTTGATTTAGTTGGTTGGACTGCAGCACAAGGTAATAGAAGTTCTATAAGTTCAGAAGTTGTAACTACAGACATGATGGGAGGGTCTATTAAGAAAGCCCAAGTTGGTCACGTAATAGTGTCTATAGCCAAAACATTACAACAAAAAGATTTAGGTTTGGCAACAATAGCTATGGTTAAATCTAGAGTAGGTAAAGACGGTGTTGTTTTCGAAAATTGTAAATTCGATAATGAGACATTAGTAATTGATACTGAACAATCACAGACATTACTAGATTTAGAACATAGTAGAGAAGAAAGAAATAGAGATAGAGTAAGGCAAGCTCTAGAAAGAAGAAGTCAAAACATAAACCAATAAAATAAAAAGCTAAATATGGAAGTATCAAATAAAATATTATCGGACATAACAGTGTATATGAAGTACGCTAAGTATATACCAGAATTAAATAGAAGAGAGACCTGGGAGGAATTGGTCACTAGAAACAAAAATATGCATATCAAAAAGTACCCAATGTTAAAAGACGAAATAGAAGAAAAATATTCTTTGGTGTATGATAAAAAAGTTTTACCGTCTATGAGGTCAATGCAATTCGGTGGTAAACCGATTGAGATATCACCAAATAGAATTTATAACTGTGCATACCTACCAATTGAACACGTAGATTCATTTTCAGAAACAATGTTCTTATTACTAGGTGGTACAGGGGTTGGGTATTCGGTACAAAAACACCATGTAGAAAAACTACCTGTAATTCAAAAACCATACCAAAAAAGAAAAAAGAGATTTCTAATAGGAGATTCTATTGAAGGATGGGCAGATGCAATTAAGGTTTTAATGAAGTCTTATATGAACGGTGGTGGAAGTAGAATCGTGTTTGACTATTCAGACATTAGAGCTAAAGGTGCAAGACTTGTAACATCAGGTGGTAAAGCTCCAGGACCACAACCATTAAAAGAATGTTTAGTTAAGATTGAAGGTATATTAGAAGCAAAAGAAAATGGTGAACAGTTAAGTACTCTAGAAGTTCACGATATTGTTTGTTATATCGCAGATGCCGTTTTGGCCGGTGGTATTCGTAGAGCAGCTCTTATTAGTTTATTTTCAGCTGATGACGACCAAATGATTTCGTGTAAATCAGGAAACTGGTGGGAATTGAACCCACAAAGAGGTAGAGCAAATAATTCTGCATGTTTAATGAGACACAAAATAACTAAAGAATTCTTTTTAGATTTATGGAAACGTGTTGAGCTATCAGGAGCAGGTGAACCTGGTATATATTTAAACAATGATAAAGATTGGGGAACTAATCCATGTTGTGAAATTGCATTAAGACCTAACCAATTTTGTAACTTATGTGAAGTAAACGTTTCTAATATTGAATCACAAGAGGATTTAAATGAAAGAGTTAAAGTAGCGGCGTTTATAGGTACTCTACAAGCGGGGTACACCTCATTTCATTATTTAAGGGAAATTTGGCAAGAAACAACAGAAAAAGATGCTTTAATAGGGGTTTCGATGACAGGAATAGGTTCTGGTAAAGTATTAAACTACGACACATCAAAAGCGGCAAGTCTAGTCAAAAGAGAAAATACAAGGGTATCTAAAATAATTGATATAAATCAGTCAGCTAGATGTACCACGGTTAAACCTGCAGGAACAACTTCATTAACGTTAGGGACTTCTTCAGGTATTCATGCATGGCATAATGATTATTATGTTAGAAGACTTAGAGTTGGTAAAAATGAGGC